CAGCTAAGGAGATCAATAATGAACTCCTCTGATGGTTATTTTCAGGATCTGTTTCTTTCTTGGTTGTTTCGTCTCGGGATGCTCATTGGGATTCTGGCTGTTCTGGCCATCGTCCTGTCTGGGTGTTCCCGTGATGGATCAACGTCTGTGCTTCCCTTTAACAAGGTCGCATCAGATACCGAAAGGCCCCCATTATCTCTTGGGGCCGGAGAAGCCGGTCTGACTCGGAATGAACTACCTTATAACAAGGAGTGTCATGAAAAGTCCGATAGCTCTCTTACGAAAACGCTTGAATGACTCCAAGCGTTTGAATCCTGGTGTGAAAGGCCTCGATCGTGATTTCAAAACGATCGAGAAAAGGTTCGAAAACGAGGGTCTTGGCTTCCTAACCAAGGCCTTACCGGCTCTTGACGAGTCCTTATTACTTGGACTCGCTACAGGCCAGTTCACCTGTCCAGTTGGCTTTAAAACGGCCAAAGGGAGAACAATCCCGAAATTTCTCTCGGGTATGTTCTGTGAGGTTTTCGATCCGTTCACCGGAATCCTTAAAGAGGCCCCTGATATGGGGATACTCAAGTGCCTTCACGGCATATTGAAACTCTTTAAGAAAACTCAGGTCTCTGCCGAAGATGAAGAGTTTCTTCATCAGAAAGCGGTGAACGAGTTTTATCAGTGTGATGAGCGTGCAAGTAGGGTTTCCATACCCGACAGGCACGACCATCTCATTGGTCGTGTTTGTAAGTTGTTACTCTATACCCTCAACTCAAAGGATACAGAATATGGCAAATACAAACACGGTCCCGGTGCGGTCTACGAAGGTTACAAAGCGAATGAAAAGTACTCCGCTTTGTTCGAAGCTGTCTGGAGAGACAGCGACGTACTCTCAGGGTGTGGACTCTGGGGAATCGGTGAAAACCTTTCCCCCGGAGAATACACCCCACCTGTTTGGAGGGCTCGAAAATCACCGAAAGGCGATCGACAAGTCCTCGAGCAAGTGGTCCGACAATCGCCTCCCGATGGAAAGGGAGGATCAGCTTCACCGACAGAATGTAGGATATTTCCTACATCTGAAGGCAGCTGGCCTGTTGGACTAGGGTCTCCTCGTAGTAACCGAGCTTCTAGAAGCAGTGCACGTCTGATTTCCGTCGCGAAGAATTCTACCTCGCGACGGACTATTACGGTTGAACCAATGTTGAACCAGTTTGTTCAGCAAGGGTTGAACATCTTACTCAGAGATAGTATATCCGAGTGTAAGATCTTGCGTAACAGCATAGCACTTACCGACCAGAGTCTGAACCAAGTTCAGGCACTGGAAGGCTCCCTATACGACAACTGGGCAACCATCGACTTGAAGTCTGCGTCAGATCTTCTCAGTGTTTCACTGGTGAGATCAGTATTCAGACATAATCCTCGTTTCCTAGAGGACATGATGGATTGCCGATCTACCGAGGTTGAATGTAAAGAACTTACAGTCACTCTCGGGAAATTTGCCGGAATGGGTAACGCATTGACGTTTCCTGTCCAGTCGATCTGCTTCGCGGTAGTCTGCTTAGCAGCGATTATGGATCAAGATGGCACGAAGCCGTCTTACAGGAATCTTCTGCGCGCTTCTAGGCGTATTCGCGTTTACGGAGACGATATTATTGTCTCCAAGCGGTACGCACATCAGTGTGTGGCCTGGCTTCATGATGTTGGCCTCCAAGTCAACAACAAGAAGAGCTTTCTCGAAGGAAACTTTAAAGAGAGCTGTGGTGTGGATGCGTTCCGCGGAGTTGACATAACTCCGCAGTACATAAAACACCAGCCAGACTTTACCGTTGCTAGTCCGAGCATGTTAGCGGGCTTCGTTTCACTATCCAACCACATGTGGCTGGATGGTTTGTACGAAACTGCTACTTGGCTTGCTGAAGGGGTTGAGGACGCAATAGGAAAGCGTCTTCCTCTCGTTTCTGCAAGTTCAGGAGTGTTCGGGTGGGTTAGTCGTAAAGATTCGATGACACCGCATAAGTGGTGTCGCCGAACGCATCAGTTCCTTACTAGAACTTTTGCGCTGAAGGCCTTGAAAAGGGCCGACAAACTTGACGGTTATCCCGCTTTGTTGAAGTGCTTGCTTCAGATGCGAGAATCTGGAACTCTGAACGAGAACCAGATTCGTGTAGCACAGGGCAAGTCTGAAAGGAATCTTTTTCCGGAGCCTTTGGCTCTTGATCAAGACCACCTCAACAAAACCGTCATGAGGTATAATAGCCTCATGTGCAAACGGTGGGTGCCGACCCTTGTTAGGGACGGTTTAAATCTTGAACCGATAGTATAGTTCAAGTCAG